GTATTTGGTACTTAAAGAACCAGGAAAGCCCGCTAAGAAAGAACTTGATGTGAAAAAACAATTACTCACTTGGATTAAAGACAATGTTCCTCCAGGCGCAGTAGACACATCAGAGTTAGACAAGTTATGAAAAAGTTTAAAGAATTTATACAAGGCACTACTCTTTCACAAGAAGAATGGGAAGAAGAAGTGTTTGGTCCAGAATTGATTGAGACACTCAAGCAAGTAGATGGCAGATGGGCGTTAGTCTCTAAGAAAACTGGTAGACCTTTGCGTTATTACAAAGGCGAAGGTAAGCCATCAGATGAATGGATTGCTCAACAAGAAAAAGAAATTCAGTACTTTAAGAACATGAGTTAATTGATGAAAAATTTTATTGGGCAGGATGGATTTGTTTGGTGGATTGGAATTGTTGAAGATATCAACGATCCTTTGACGCTTGGCAGATGCAAAGTTAGATGCTTTGGTTATCATCCTGCAAAGTCAACTAGTTTAGTTTCAACTGAAGACTTACCATTTGCTTTATCTATTCATCCTTTAAATACTCCAAACCTTTATGGAACACCTAAACTTGGTGATTGGGTTTTTGGTTTCTTCTTAGATTCATTGTCAGCACAAGAGCCTGCAATTTTAGGATATCTTCCTGCAATACCCGAAGCCGCTTCAGAGTATTTTGGTACTGCGCCCAATCTAACTAGAAACTTTGCTAGAGTCAATACTGCAAATAATTCTGCAAATACAATTTGTTGGGAGATTGGTAATAACATAGTTGAAGTTGTTACGCAATCTTCAACTGAAGCAAATGGACATATATTAATTCAGCACAAAACTGGTGCTAAAGTTAATATAGATTCTGATGGAAAAATTTCAATCTACACACCAACTAATGATATTTCAATTGAAGCAACAGACGGCGATATCAATTTAAACGCAAAGAACATTAATTTAACAGCGTCAGAATCAATAGCAATCACATCAACTCTAGCGACAAGCGTTGTTGCTGGTGGTCTTGCTTCTATTACTGCTGGTGGTGCATTTAGTGCAACCGCTGGAGGTCTTGCTTCTATTACTGCTGGTGGTGCATTTAGTGCAACCGCTGGAGGTCTTGCTTCTATTACTGCTGGTGGTGCATTTAGTGCAACCGCAGGTGCTTTTATGAGTATGACTTCAATAGGAAATATGACAGCAAAAACGATTGCAGGTATTCTGAATATAGAATCAGCGGCGGCATTGAATGTTATTGCTGGAAGTGTATTAAGTGCTACTGCGGTTGGATCATTAACTGCACAAGCGCCAGTTCTAACAATTACTGATGCAGGAAATTCTTGGACACCATCAAGTATTGCCGCAGATCAAGCACGCCAAGACGCAAAGCCAAGTGGTTTTGCTCAAGCTATTGCGGCTTCTACTGTCTTTGGATAATAAGGTTAAAATCATAGGCTACACAGTAGTATAGCACTATGTCAAGCAAATGTCAACATTTTATAAGGAAATAATTATGACAAATCACGAAAACTTAGTAAATTTATTTGAATCATATCTTGCGGAGAATGATAAATTTGATAACAAAGGAAACAAAGCCGCAGGAACTAGAGCAAGAAAAGCATTAGCAGAGTTTACCAAAGCCGCAAAAGAACGCAGAAAAGAAATTCAAGACGCTAAAACGGCAGAACAAACAACATAAATAAAAGAAAAAAATGGCAGAAATCGCATTCTTCAAAGACTTATCTTTAGACTTCACTCCCCATCCGGTGACTGGAGACGTTCGCCCTATCATAAATGAGACGGCAATTAAAAGATCGCTGATGAATTTAATTAAAACAAAGAAAGGCACACGCCCTTTCAATCCTCAGTATGGATGCGATATCAGCGACTATTTGTTTAGCTACGAACCTGGATTTACTGAGTACAACTTACGAAAAGAAATACTTGATGCAATCAGCAAAAATGAACCTAGAGTTTCTGTCGATCAAGTTGATATCACATTTGAAGAAAATGGAATTGTATTGAACATACAATATATTATAAGAAACATCAATAGAGCCGGTTCTATATCAACATCGTTAACGAGGGCGGCATAAAATGGCCATAGACAATAATTTAAGAGTAGACGAACTTAGTTTTGAAGGTATTAAAACTAACTTTAAAAGATATCTACAAGCACAGGATCAATTCAGAGATTATAACTTTGATGGTGCTGGTATGTCTGTTCTTTTAGATATGTTGGCATATAACACATACTACAATTCATTCTATTTGAACATGGTGGCGTCTGAGGCATTTCTCACAACAGCACAAAAAAGAAATTCAGTTGTAAATTTGGCTAGTTCTTTGAATTATGTGCCACGTTCAACATCATCTGCATCTATTACAGGCACATTGTTGCTCACAGTTACTAATTCGCCAACAAGTATTACTATTCCAGAATTCACAGAATTCACAGGCTCAATTGACGGAGTTTCATATAAATTTTTAAACGTCAATTCAAAAACTATTTTTTCTAGTGCTGGTGTATTTTCTGATAGCATCACACTCAAAGAAGGCACACTTATCACAACAAGATATACCGTTGTGTCGGCTGATGCGGATCAAAGATTTTTGATTCCAAATTCAAGAATAGACACTACAACATTAAACGTAACAGTTTTAAACTCTGCTGTAGATAGTACAACAAGAACATTCACACCATCAGAAAATTTGGTTGAACTTGACGCAACTTCTTTAGTTTATTTTATACAAGAAACTGAAGATGGACTCTATGAATTAAAATTTGGTGATGGCATCTTTGGTACCGCACTAGACAACGGAAATATTTTAGTCATTCGATATCTAGTGTCTAACGGCGCACTTGCAAACGACATTAATGCGTTGACATATTCCGACACAATCACAAACGTTACAGCCGCAACCTTTACCGCAGCCGATCCTGCAACTGGTGGTTCAGCTAGAGAAACTGTAGCGCAAATTAAGTTCAATGCACCAAAATCATATGAAGCGCAAAATCGTGCGGTTACTGCCGAAGATTATAAAGCACTATTGTTAAGTCAAGCTACTGTCGATTCTGTTGTAGTATGGGGTGGCGAAGATAATGATCCACCAACATACGGAAAAGTCTTCATTGCAGTTAAACCGACAACTGGTTCAGTTTTAACTGCTACTGAAAAATTGAATTTAATTTCTTCTGTTATTAACCCTAAGAAAATTCTCACAGTACAAACAGAAATTGTTGATCCGGAATACACTTACATTAGTATAAACACTACTGTTAAATATGATGCAAAGAAAACATCACTATCATCGGATACAATTTCGAATTTAGTTTTAGATACAATCAAAGCATACAACGATTCTGATATTGATAAGTTTGGAACATATTTTAGATATTCTAAATTATCTAGACTAATTGACGTTTCTGAAAAATCAGTCTTAAGTAATATTTTAATTGCAGAAATGCTAAAAGAAATTGACGTTCAATTGGGCGTAGGTACACGATATGAGATTAATTTTTCAAACGCAATTGACAATGCAACAAATGGTAGACCATCAACTCATCCATTTGGCGTTGGTAATAAGATCACATCCAATGCATTTACTTTGGGTGGATTTTCAAACTGTTTCTTAGAAGATAACAATGGTATAATTCGTATCTACAGAGTGCTAGGCATTGAAAACGTTGCAGTATCTGTTAATGCCGGATCAATCAATTACGTTACGGGTAAGATTATATTAACTAACTTTGCGCCAACTGCGTTCAATGATGGTGGCACAACATTAAAGATAACTGCAACACCTCAAGACAAAGACATTCTTCCATTAAGAAATCAAATCATCTCTATTAGAGATGCAGATATTTCAATCACAATGGTTGACGATAACTCAATTAGTTTAGTTAGCAGATAACAATGGCAGATTCCAAATTCAAGCCCTCGCTTGGCGTAGAAACATTACTTTCGGGAGACCTTGCTGTCGAGTCCGAAAAGTTTTTGTCGTTTATAAAAGCATACTATGAATGGATGCAAACAACAAAAATAGAAATTACAAGTATTGTTGGCACATTTGTAAAAGGTGAAACTATCATTAGTGCATCTGGTGCATCAGCAGTAGTCAGAGAAGTTGCTGTTGGTGAATTAATTCTACAAGTTGATACCAGAAAACCATTTAATTTATTAGAAGTTATAACTGGTCAAACATCGTCAGCGACAGCAAACATAAGTTTAGTTAAAGATAACGTTATACGTAAAACTGGAAAGATATTAGAATATCGCAATCTAGAAACGTCTATTGACCAATACGTTGATTATTTAAGAGATGAATTATATCCAAGCATTCCCGTAACATACTATGGTGATAAAAGATTAATTGCACAACATTTCAAAGATTTTTTTGAATCTAAGAGTAATGAGCAGTCTTATCGGTTTTTGTTTAAATTATTATACGATGAAAATATTGAATTTTATTATCCAGGAACTGACATTCTTCGTGTGTCGGATGGTAACTTTGAAAAGACTCAAATTATCAGAACAACTGCTATATCTGCTGACACTAGAGACATATTTTTATTCTTAAATAAAACTATTCGTGGGCAGACCTCTGGTGTTCTCGCAAACGTAGTTGACATTAAAAAATTCTTTATTGGTGCATTAGAAATCGCAGAGATGACACTTAAACTTGTCAGCGGTACGTTTACTGCTGGTGAGACTGTTGTTGATATTGATGATGAAGATTTGGCTACAACAATTTTTGGTATTGTATCGGCTGTTACAGTCGTAGATGGTGGTTCTGGATATGAAGAAGGTGATATTATTACCATTACTGGTAATGGTTCGGATGCACAAGCCGTAGTCTCATCAATCAAAGAATCTCCAATTAGCGCATTGACAGTAAATACGATTGGACATGGTTATCAATTAAATACTGAAGCAATAATCAACAACAGCGGAACTGGTGGTAGTGGTTTTCTTTTTGAAGTTTCTGAACTCGCAAACACATACACAGTAACTTCTGGTGCAAATACATATACTGTCGGTGAAATTTCTAAATTATCTATTATCAATAGAGGTGAAGGATATTTCAAAAAACCAACTGTCACATTAGAAGATACAACAATTTCCTCTTTAGGATTGTTGTCCAACAATCTAATTACAATTTCAAACGCTGGTTCTAACTATGGCGTTGGAAACACATTAGTCTTTACGGGTGGTGCTGGTACAGGTGCCGCTGGCCAAATTGCATCTGTTACAGAAACTATCACATTTGATCTTTTGTTTGAAGATGGTTTTCAAATGAAAGCTGATGGCAGTTATTACGACATTATCAAAAATGAAGACTGGTTAGTAAAAGGTCCAATCAAACGTATTGAACTAACAAATTTCGGTACTGGATATACTTCAGCAAATTTACCTTCAATTACTATATCTACAACAACTGGTTCTAGCGCAAATTTGATTGCAACAAATATTCAAGGTAAGAGTGCAAATGTTAGTATAGACACCTCAAATAATATAACAGGTATAGGTTCTATTCGTGCTGTTCAAATTACAAATTTCGGTATTAACTATAGTGCGGCAAATGTGTCTGCATCTGCTATTGGTGATGGCAATGCAAATCTTGTCTCAGTCATTGCCGGGCTTGGAATCAGAGAAGGTGTTTTTCTAGATGATGATGGTAAAGTTAATTTCAAAATTATTCAAGACTCTTATTACTATCAAGACTACTCTTATGTTATTAAGAGTGGATTAGCATTTCAAACATATTCTGATACATTAAAAGCCATTATTCATCCTGCTGGCTTGCAATCTTTCGGTGAAATTTTATTGTTTGCTGAACTTGATTTGACGATGTTGATGAGTAGCACAATAACTACAATTGAAAATATTAATGAATATATAGTGTACATACTTAGTATTCTGGATGTTCAGAATTCGGTGAATTCTGCAAGTGAAGTGACTCGGATATTTGATTTAACTGCCAATACTGCTATTCAAAACGATAAAACCTACACATTATTTCCAAAAGAAGATATAATTTCTACAGAAATTAGTGTAACAAATAAAGAATATGTTGTACACATTGAAGAAAATTATATAGATTTATCTGATATATCTATCACATCATCCACAGATAAAATATTAGATTTGAATGCTAATACTTCTATTCAGAATGATAGCGCCTATACATTATTTCCGAACCAAGATATAATTTCTACAAATCTTGATGTTTCTAGTAAAATTGATTTTCATGTGGAAATCAATGAACTAGATTTAACTGGAGAAGTTTATTCTTTTATAGGCAATCTAAAAACTATATTAAGTGACATATCTGTAGTCTATACATATGCAGATTTACAAATCTTTTGGCTATCCGCAGAAGAAATATTAAACTATCAAGATATAAAATTCTCCGACACTTTAATACCAACTAAGACATATCTTACTGTTTGGAAATTAATTCAAGGAACAATTAGCTTTTCAACGTATTCATATTCTTCGGCACAAATATCGGCTTATGCAAATACTCAAATATCGGCTCTTCAATTGGCTACATTCTTATCTAGTGCGAATCATGTTACCGGAACAGGCACTAGTCTTTTATTGGATTTTGCTGTCAACGACACATTTTTGGCAAATAATGAGTTGGGGCAAGTGAGTCTTCTTATAAGTAATACTGAGATGGATATTTATGCTCCTCCATCAAGCCCGTACACCAATGTTCCTGCATATAAAATCATAGCTGGACCATAAAATCAACAAATCATTGTATAAATAAGTAGATAAAATACTACTCTCACAATAAAGGACAAAAACATGGCTTCTCTCGTAACAAGCAAATTTAGAGTACACAATGCACAGCAGTTTGCCGAAGCATTTTCTGAAACATCAAATACTATCATGTATTTGTTTATTGGCAAAAATACAACATTTCCAAATGACAATAGTCCTCCAACTCCAGTAAATTCAACAGCTAACGTTGAATACACGCCATGGCGTGATATGTATGCCGCAAAACGAATTACTACAGCGGACGTAACACACGCAATTGAACGTTATGACTGGACTTCAGGAACAGTTTATGACCAATATGACGATCAAGATACGGATTTGTTAGATGACGACTTCTACGCTATGACTGACGAATATAACGTCTATAAGTGTTTGTTTAATGCTGGAGCCACAGCTTCTACTACAAAACCAACAGGCGTAAGCACATCACCATTTACAACCGCAGACGGATACATTTGGAAATACATGTATACTGTTACAACTGCTAAAGCGTTGAAATTCTTGACGAATGATTACATTCCAGTTCAGACATTAACTTCTGACGGTGGTGAAGACCAATGGGATGTTCAAACAGCCGCAGTTGACGGTGGTATTCACGTTATTAAAGTAACAGCAGGTGGTTCTGGATATGCTACTGCGCCAGCAGTTACGATTACTGGCGATGGTACTGGCGCCACAGCCAACTCTACAATTACCGCTAACGTGGTTACAGCAGTTACAATTACTGCGGCTGGTACAGGATACACAAGAGCATCTGTCACATTTGCATCTGGTGCGGCAGCCGCAACAGCAATCATTTCACCAAAAGGTGGGCATGGTGCTGATGCAGTTGAAGAACTCGGTGGTAAATTTATCATGTTGAACGTTCGCTTAGATGGTAATGAATCTAATACATTCTCTACAGCTAATGAATTCCGTCAAGTTGGTATTCTTCGTGATCCATATTTGTATGGCACAACAACTAGAGCGGTTGCTTCTTCTTTCAGACAATCATTTAAATATCAATTGTCTGGAATCTCTGGCTCATTCTCAGTAGACGAAACTATCACTAGCGGTTCTAACACAGCATCTCTCATTGAATTTACAACACCAAGTATATTTACAACATTGCCAGTACACAGACCATTTGCTAACACAACAAGCGTAACTGGTGGAACATCTGGTGCGACAGGAACAATTGCAGTTATTACAACTCCAGGTTTACAACCATACACTGGCGACATTATCTATGTTGAAAATCGTGTGCCAATTGCAAGAGCAGATGACCAAATTGAAGACGTTAAACTAGTTGTTCAATTCTAATTTAAAAAAAAACGTAGGCTTGAAAAATAAATGGCAAATACAAATCCTGGTGGAGTGGACTTAAACACAAGTCCATACTTTGATGATTATGATGAAGATAAAAAGTTTGTAAGAGTTCTTTATCGTCCTGGACGTGCTGTTCAGGCTAGAGAACTTACACAAGCACAGACTCTTCAACAAGTGCAGACTAGACGCTTTGCTGAATATTTTTTCAAGCAAGGCGCATTAGTTGACGGCTGTGAACAAAATCTAGACTTAAATTTAAGTTTCGTTAAACTTCAAACAAACTACAATGGTAGCGCAGTTGATGTTGAAGACTTTAATGGTAGTATAGTTTATGGCGCAAACAGCGGTATCAAAGCATATTGTGGATTAGTTACAGATATTGACGGTGCCGACCCAAAAACATTGTTTGTCAGTTATGCTACAAATGGAACACAAGTTCTTACAGTAAATACTGCGCCGTCTACACTTGTATCAGGAAATACAATTACCTTTTCAACAGGTAATACTGCAACAATTGAATCATATTACACAGATCCGATTACGGGTGTAAATAAAATCTTTGTATCAAATACAAGTGGAACATTAACTGTAACAACAGCAAGTACAACATTAAGCACTGGTGCAAATCAAGTGCTTAACATAACAGTTGTTTCGGATCAAAGGGCAAATACTTCATTTGCAAACTCAGAAACTATTTTTACAGCAAATACGACAGGTAGAGCATATGCGGCTGGTGCATTAACAAACGCAATACGTAATGTTGTTGATGAGGGGCTTGCTACAGAACAAGTATATAACTACGGCTCTAAGATTACCGTTTCTGAAGGTGTTGTATATGTTGCAGACCATTTTGTTAAACATACCACACAAACAATTATTCTTGACAAGTACACGAACGAACCTTCTTATAAGGTTGGATTAGTTCCAAACAAATCTTTTGTTGATTACATTGAAGATCCAACATTGGTTGACAATGCACAAGGCACACCAAACTTTCAAGCACCTGGTGCAGATAGATTAAAAATTGACACAACTTTAACTAAAGTTGCATTAACTGCAACTACTGACGAAAATGAATTCATCACAATTGCTGAAGTTGATGGTGGCATTGCTAGAAAAAGAAAATCAATTACTGTAGAAAATAAATTAGAAGAAGTTCTTGCAAAACGCACACAAGAAGAATCTGGTAATTATACGTTGTCTGATCCAATTGTTTTTGTTCGTGAACATTTACAAAATGGTGACAATGGTGGTAGATACACTTTGGCTGAAGGTGGTAACACAGATTTACTTTTGGTTGAAGTTGATCCATTCACCTCTTATGTGTCTGGTTATAGAAATCAAATCATCGCAAAAACTCCAATAGAAGTAGGAAAAGGTTTAGACACCGAATTTGTAAATGCAACAAAAACTCAAATTAGCTATGGACAATATATTGAAGTCAAAGAAGTTGTTGGTGCATGGGACATTATGGAATCAACTACTGTTGATCTATATGATACAGCACAACAAGTTATTACAAACTTAGCGCATTCAACTGCAACCGCAGCCGGAAGTGCAATTGGTACTGCAAGAGTTCGTTCTATTGAATATGTAAGTGGCGCTAAAGGTACTGCTGATGCAAGATACTATTTGTACTTGTACGACATTGTGATGAATAGTGCTAAAACATTTTCACAAGTTCGTTCTGTTTTTGATTCTGCAACACCAAAACGATTTGCTGATGTTGTGACAACATCTGCTGGCGCTGTTTTGCAAGACACAGGCTCCAGCATAATGATTTTTCCATTACCATATGACGCAATTAAAACTGTGCGTGATTTATCAGAGAATGTTGACACCGCTTTTAGATTTAAAAAGAAATTCTCAGTTTCATTCTCTTCTGGTGTTGCTACTGTCGCTACTGACGTTGTTACAGAAACATTTGTTGGTACAGACACATTAAATGCAACACAGAAAAATGATTTTTACATGGTTGTTGTTAACAATGCAGGCGCAAACGTAGAAACTTCTGCGTTGACTGGCACTCTTACTATTGCGGCCGCCAATACTATTGTTACTGGAAGTGGAACAGCATTCACTACACAATTGAATGTTGGTGACCTAATTAAAGTTAATAGTTTGACTAGACAAGTTTCTTCTATTACAAATGCAACATCATTGATTCTATCATCTGCACACACAACTGGTTCTACTGCTAATACATTTACCAAGATTATTCCAACTGGAACAATTCTATCGCTTTCTGGCAATGGTGGTTCAGGAGCCACACGAACAGTTAATGTTACGTCTCCCGGAACAGTAGCAATTGATGTTAAAGAAAATGCAACATTTACTGCTGACATTATTGTGTCTATGGACAGAGCAAGTGCTAGAGAAAAAGTTAAAACATTAAGTTTCCAAACTACAGCGAATACTAATCCAAGTACGCACATTAATGGATTGTCTGGACCATTTGGTTTAGGTGTTGGTGACATATATCAGCTACACGCTGTTTATCAATCATCGTCATTTGCAATTGCCGCTACTACAGCAAACACAGACGTTACTGCAAATTATGTATTGGATGATGGCCAACGTGACTATGCATACGAACACGGAACAATTACACCAATTGCTGGTTACGTTCCAACGGGTAGATTGTTAGCAGTTTTTGACAACTTTACACACGATACATCTCAGGGTGTTGGATATACATCAGTTAATTCATATCCAGTTGACGATGATGCAACATCAAACACTACAATCACAACTGGCGACATTCCTATATTTACAAGTCCCACAAGTAAATTAACCTATAAACTTCGTGACTCTATTGATTTCAGACCAATCAAAACTGCAAACACATCATTGAATCCAATTGATGTTGGCACATATCAGGTACCTACATTCGGATTACGTATTCCAGAATCAAATTCAAACTTTGATGCAGATTTGATTTTCTACAAAGGTAGAGTTTCTAAAGTATACATTAATAATGCTGGTGTATTCGGCATCAATGATGGTGTCCCAGCACAAGCTGGTAATCAGAAAGCAGAGACACCACCAACTAAACCAGATACATTAGAAATTGCAGAATTAACTATTCCAGCATATCCATCATTGCCATCTGAAGTAAAAATCAGATTGTTGAAAAACAAACGCTTCACAATGCGTGATGTTGCTAAAATGAACGAAAGACTTGAAAGACTTGAGTATTTTACTGCATTAAGTTTCTTAGAGAAGCAAGCAACTGACACCACAGAATTGGATAATGATGGAATAGATAGATTCAAGAATGGTATTCTTGTTGATCCATTCACGGGTTGGTCTGTAGCATCTACGTCCAATGATGGTAAAGATTGTTCTATTGACAAGGTAAATAAATTCTTAACGTG